ACAGAGAAAATTCGGCAAGAACTCCCTGTATGACATTCTCCATAATGAGAAGTACATGGGCGTATATGTATTCAACAAGCGTGCCGGAAAGAAAAACAGCCATGCCAGAAAGCCGGATAACGAGATAGTCCGCATAGAGAACGGCGTCCCTGCTATTATCTCTAAGGCGGTATTCGACAAGGCGGCAAAGCTAATGGAATACAACAAACGCAACTCCGGAGCAAATACAGCCAAGCATAATTATATGCTGAGCGGATTAGTCAGGTGCGGTCACTGCGGCTGTATGATGAGCGGCTGTGCAAAGAAGAACGGAAAAGGCATAGTGACCCATGTGTACCGCTGTGGACATAAGCCGGGAGAGAAATGCGAGAACCATGAGATAAACAGCGATAAACTGGACGAATTCGTCATTACTATGGTGAAGAAATACCTGCTCTGTAAGGATAATATTCCGGTACTGCTGAATATTCTCCGGGAACTCAGCGCAAAGCGTATTACAGGTATAAGCGATGATATCAGTGAGTACTCTCGTAGGCTAAAGGACATCAAAACCAAGCAGGAAAACCTGCTGAATGCCCTGGAAACAGGCGGTCAGATAGAGTCAGTAATCGACAGGCTGAAAAAACTGGAACAGGATAAAAGTACAGTAGAAAGCAAAATCAGCGAACTGGAACAGAAGAAATCCGTATCAGTCACGGAAGAACAACTGAACAAGGCGCTGAATATTCTCCCGGCATTCATCATGTCAGGGAGAACCCCGGAATGTCGGCTATTCATAAGGAACATAGTCGAACAGGTAATTGTGAGCAAGGACAATGCGGCTGTCACTCTGAGAGTGACAGCCGTTTCCTGTATGCGTAATCGCAAAGACCGTAAACATATATTATCCTCTGGGATAGACCCTAAAATATATCAGGAGGATAAACACCATGAACGAAAACAAAAATGCCGTGCTGTATGCAAGATTCAGCTCAGATATGCAGCATGAAACCTCAATTGAAGCGCAGGAAGAAGCTATCCGCAAGTATGCCAGGGAGAACGGATATACCATCATTGCGGAGTACATCGACCGTGCAAAATCAGCTACTACAACGGCAAAGCGTGACAGATTCAATCAGATGATAGAGGACAGCAAGGACGGCGGATTCAGTGTCGTAATAGTCCATAAGTACGACAGATTCGCAAGAAACAGGCTGGATAGTACGGTAGCTAAAGCTATTCTCGATAAGAATGGAGTACGAGTAATATCAGTACTAGAGCCAACTGACGACACACCAGAGGGCGAACTGATGGAGGGTATGTTTGAATTACTGGCGCAGTATTACAGCAGTAATCTCGGCAGAGAGGTCATGAAAGGATTCAAGGTAAGAGCGAAGAAATGTCTGCACAACGGCGGTATTGCTCCTCTGGGGTATGATGTAGACCCGGATTCAAAGAAACTCATCATAAATGAAAATGAAGCAATAATTGTCCGTAAGATATTCGATATGTACACGTCAGGCTACGGATATAACACCATAATAGCACATCTGAATGAATGCGGCTATGTGACCAAATATGGCAACGAATTCGCAAAGAACTCGCTGTACAGTATACTCCGCAACAAGAAATATGCCGGGTATTACGTCTATAATCAATGGGACGGAAAGCACAATCGTCACAGAGCCAAACCGGAAGATGAAGTAATATGTATCCCTGACGGAGTACCTGCAATAATCAGCGAGGAAATCTACGACAAAGCCGCTGAAATAATGGCAAAGCATAAGCTGTCACCGGGAGCAAATACAGCGAAAACTACATATCTGCTAAGCGGAATGATACGGTGCGGTCACTGCGGTGCTATCATGACTGGAAACAGGCGCATGAACGGAAAGGGCTATACATACTGCTCCTATCGCTGTCAGCATAAGCAGTCAACGGAATGTGCCAACAAGGAAATCCGGCATGATAGGATTGAAGAATATGTATTACAGGTGCTGGAACAGAACATATTCAATGAGGACTATATACCCGATATCATAGCCGAAATCAAGGAACAGGCAGTACAGCACAATACAAGCGTGATAAAGGAATTAGCAGACCTGACTATGAAACTGGAACGCATAAAGACACGCCGCAAGAACATTCTGAATGCAATAGCTGACGGAATTGCAGAGGACGACTGTAAAGAAATATTATCTCAGCTCAAATCCGATGAATATTCATGTATCAAACGTCAGAAAGCGCTCAGCACCACAGAAACTGATATAGATATATCCACCGCAGAACTGACCGAACGCATAAGCGAGCTATCCATATACATCTATGAAAGAAATATAGCTGAATGCAAGAAATTCATAGGTCAGTATGTGAAAAGCGTGGTAGTCTACGACACAAAGGTAGAGGTAACGGTCACGATACCATCTGAATTATTATGCGGCTGTGAA